ACCTTTATAGTTTAAAATAAAATCATCAGTGTTTAAAGAAACAATTACAGTACCATCTGGCCCCGCTATTTCTTTACATTTTTTTAATAAGTTTACGTGACCACTATGAAATAAATCAAAAGTTCCGCCCGTATATACTATACTCACTTAGTCCACTTTCTAGGTTTCTTAATCAATTCAAATCTTTCCAACGCCCGCTGGATTGTCATATGAGAGCATTTCGCTTCCATAGCCATTTGAAGAACGCTCTTTTTTTCAACTACGTATCTTTTAACTACCCAGTCTTTGTTCTCCCAAAGCTTTGTACTTTTAGCCATTATACCTCCTTACACAATTTCATTTACCGCATACCATGCAATTCCTGCAGCATCCGCCACGTTATCGGACTCAGTTTGGATGCCCAGATTTCTAGCAAAGTCAATTGTTCTTTGCTTTCTACGCTCTCTGATCTTTCCCTTGATCCAGTTGTCGGATTTGTCGGGGAATTCAGCTCTGATTGCATCTTTTTCCGCCTTGGTATAATTTTTATTCCCTAAATATGATTGCCAAGTTATTGGATGAACCTCAACAACCTCAACATTATCACTTAGTAACTCTCCCATTATAGCACCAAATACGTATGCCATCTTCATACCAGTATGTACGGATTTAACAGAAATAGCTGCTTCAATAACAACAAAATCATAATCTAATGAATTTTTAAATGATTTTACTTTTTTCTTTGCATCCAGAATTCTTTCATAAACATCTGAGCCAGAGAAATTTATTTCCCCCCATTTTACAGCAACCTTATCTTCCATTAAGCAAAAGGCTAGGCTGTTTGTGCTGGCATCTATTCCTAAAATTTTATGTACTTTAGGCTTTGCAAGTTTAGCGAGAGACACGTTTTAGCATCTCCAATAACTCTTTTCTTTCTTTTTCTTTTTGAGCGTTTACACATTTTTCACAAATATTGCTACTGTTATACCTACTCAAAACAACTTCACAACCCTTGTTTTTGCAGACTCTTTTAGCACCTGAAAGTCTTGCCTTTTTCTCATAATATGCTTGTTTTAATTTTTGATTGGTTGCTATTCTGCAACACTCATCAGAACAATATTTCATATTATGAGTTTTAGGGGTAAACTCGTTATCACATTCATCTCTATTGCATATCATTTTTCAAGTACCAAAGCTTCTATGTCAACCTCACCAAGATCCTTTTTATCTTCCCAGCAGACCTTTTTGACTGGACATCCTTTGCAAGCCCATGTTGATTTAGTAAATTTTCTTTGTGGAAGGGTACCCGCTTCATAAGCAGAATAAACCCTACGCATCCAATCCCAAACGCCTTCAATAAGCTTTGTATTTCTCTCATCCATATTAATTGGAATAATTAAAAATGAATTATCATTTTTATTTTCATAAAAGAAGAATCCCTGATCAGCACCACGAATTTTCATATAAGTTAGTAGTTGAATTTTGTGATATGGAAGTCCTTGCATTTCAGCTTGTCTTATAGCAAAAATTTCTTCTTTGGCAGATTTGATTTCTCCAACAACCTCTTTGCCATTCCACTCTATAAAAGTGTCTGCAAATCCTCTAATTGGTGGATTATCATGGGTAACTTCTGTTTCATTTGCTTTGAATACTGGAATTTTAGCCATGACCTTCTGAATACGATCATGAACATACGTACCATTATCCATATTAATGACACCCATAGCATCGGTTTCATTTTCAAACTCAGCACCAGTAAAAGCAATGAACCAATATCTAGGACAGTTACCATTACCATAGCCAACAGTACTAGGGCTAAAAGTTTTCTTTTGGGTGAATTCATTTGGTCTTTTTCCACTTAATACTGCCTCCTCATACATTTCTGCAAACTTAATTGGATCAAATCCATCTGGATCTGAAATTTTTTGAAATTTTAAGTTTGCTATTATATCTCTGCCCATTATGCTCCATATCTTGCTGAATACTTAAGAGCATCAACCAGTCTATTAATTGCTTCTTCTGCTGTGTAATATACGTTCTTCTTTTTTGAGTTCTCCCCGCCCTTTTCAAAGGTGGTGTAGAATCTAGACATCATTGCAAATTTTGCAGATAATGCCTGCATCTTAACAATAAGATCGGGAGCTTTAGTTGATGGTACATCTGGCTTTGCAATTAACTTAATAATTAAATCAAGAGCATAATCAAGATCTTTATCATTCATAAATTCTTTAATATCATTGAACTCTGTAAGTTCACTGACTAAATCAATAACTGGTTTCTCTGTCATTCTAAAATCCTAACGCAAAATGCACATGGGTCTCCGCCATCATTCCATTCTTGTTCTTCTTCTTCTGACAAATTTGGAACACCATCGTGGGTAGCACAAAACATTTCTGTAATCCAGCCACGATCAACACCGTTGTTAAACCAAATTAAAAATTCAGCTTGATTTTCATCAGTTATCATTATTTTTCTCCCAAAACTCTACCATTTGTTCAAACAAAGCCCATTCAATTACAGCAAGCCTAGTTTTTTGACCTTCCCCGCCTAAAATTAATTTAAGAACTGGATATTTATCCCTGCTGACCTTAAAAGTATCCGTGCAAATTTTTGCCCATATTTCCTTACTGATGGAAATTGATTTTGAGTACTGTTTATAATCAACAACAAAATCATGCCACTGAGCATCACCTTTTTGATAATCTCCACGTCCAGAGTTCTTTTGAGCTTTTGCTCCGTCACGTTTTACTTCTCCACGTTCACTCATATAGCCACACTTGAATTATGTCCATTAGAACAAGTCCAAACTAATCTATTATTTTCCCTATCAATAAAGCCTTCATGCTCTATTTCATTGCAATCAACATTTTGACAAGCAAATGAACCACTTGCTGGCTCCATTACTTTAACAGTTTTAACAGTATCTTGATTTAAAAATCTTTCAAGACTTGTCATATATTTCCCCAATTAACTTTTCTTGAACATCCTTATTTGCTCTAATATACTCTACGGCTTTAGAACGCCCTTGAAAACGTTCTTCTCCAACTGTATACCAAGCTCCACCTTTTTGTACAATACCCATCATTTCTGCTACGTCTAAAATTTCTCCTACACTATCAACTCCGACTTGATCCCCTTGAAAGTAAAAATCGTATTGACCTGATAGGCCCATAGGTCCGAGCTTATTGTAGTCAATGATCCAGTTGACGGGTCTACCCACTTTTTGTTCAATGATCTTGTCACCAACCTGGATTCCAGACTTAATAGCATTTGCATCAGCTTCCGATGCCCAAAGCTTGATGACGGTGCTGGAGAAAAACTTAACAGCCATCCCTCCAGTGGGTATATGCGATGCATGCATACTGCCAAACTGGTTTCTCTGTTGAGAAATAAGAACGAGTAACGTATTCTTGTTTGCATAGTTAAGCATTTTGACTGCATGTGTCATATCCTTTGCTTCTGCACCAATTTGTTTGGTGTCTTCTAATTTTTTAAGATCAGAACTATCTTTTTCAAAATAGATGGCGGGGAGTAGTGCTGAGATAGAATCTACAACAATAATATCTACTCCCGCCTCCATTAGTTGTTGTGCAACGTCAACCATATCATTAATAGATTTAGCAGGTGAATAGATTAGAGATTCTGAATCAACACCAAGTTTGGCTGCCCATGCTGGATCATAAGATGCTTCTGCATCAATCCATGCACATGTTTTACCAGCTTTTTGTGCTTCACCAATCATTTGTAAACAAAATGAAGATTTACCAGCTGATTTATTTCCCCAAATAAGAACTTGACGACCGAAACCCAAGCCACCCTTAAGCCCCATTGTTAAACCAATGCTAGGTGTCTTTTGCTTTTCTACGCTTACTGTTGTTGCCAGTTGCAGTCTTGACCTTGTTTTTGGATCTAGTTTTGCCAGAATCTCTTCCGTTATCATGTAAACTCTTCTCTAGTTCTATTGCTAATTCTTTAATCTGTTCATTCCGACTTGTTGCCAACAAATCTATTATTGAATAGATTGCTTTTTCATCTTCTGCTCTTATGACCAAAAGATATTCGTTTTCCGTACCTTTAAGTATGTAGGAATGACCCATATACTTATATTATACAGCATTACTCTGAGTCTTGTGCTGTATCTTCAGTTGTTTCAACAGGAACTTGAGCATCAGCAAGTGTAAATGCCACAGCCTTTGTCTCAGGATCCTGATTGATAGCAATACTCTTTCCACCATAATTGTTAAGTAGATTTTCAATAGAAACCTCTACTGATCCTAGTGTGTTGATGATTGCTGCACAAATCTGTTCAATACTAATATTTACATTATTATTTTCTGCAGGCTGTGTATCAGTTGTCTCTTCAGTCATTTTATTAAATCACCTCCTTGATAAATAATGTTCCATCGTCCATTTTTGATATAGCGGGGTCACAAATCATTCCCGCCTGCATCTTACCTAATGCTTTAGTATATAATTTTGGAAACGCTATAACACGTTCTAAAATTTTGTCAGCATCAGATAAAATAATATGTGCCATCATCTTGTTGGCTTTTGTTTTGTAATGTGTAAAATCAAGAACTAATCTTTTTCCATTATCAATCTTTAACTTATCTTTATATAACCAATGGACAAAAGGATCATCTATCTTGTTTACCACATCATCAATTGTAACATATTTATGAATGCGATTGTCGCCAACCAAGAAGAAATACATCATCCCTGGTTCAATCTTTGTGTTTACTTCATGGAAAATACCAACAGATCCTGTATCATCAACAAGTTCAACTCTTGCCCAAGTTGGACCCTTTTTAATTGATTTAACCATAGCTAGTAATACAAAGCAACCTTGTTCAAGAAAATCTTGCAATGGATTAACTTGTGCTTTAATCTTAGGGCTTAATTTTCCTGTATCAAATTTAGGAATGCCAAGATACTCGTAAAGATTTTCATTTTCTGTGCCTTTGCGTTCATTATCTTTAAATGCTGCAGCACCAATCATATTAAGAGAATCTATAGCCCTTGAATTGATACCGCTACCTTTTTGCTTTGCTTTTCCCGTAAAGTCTTCATATGATTTAAATGGACGTAATGCAGTAATTTTACTACCGATATTATCTGAAATATACTTAATGTTAGACAAACCAAAACGAATTGAATTGCCTTGAATGCTAAAATCTAACTCAGACTCGTTAATATGCGGGAGTAAAACTTTAATGCCCAGCCGCTTAGCCTCAAGTAAATAATCCGTCCTGGCATCTTTGTCTTTCTCATTTTTGAGAATGGCAAACATAAACTCAAGAGGGTAATAATATTTAAGCCAAGCAGTGTAATAAGACAACATAGAGTAAGCAATAGCGTGAGAACGGTTAAAGGAATAACCCGCATGAGCTTCAAAATCATGCCATAGTTTGAGTGCATCCTCGCCTGTAATATACTTACTCGCACCTTGAACAAACTGGTCTTTGTAAGCATCAAATTCACTCGCATCCTTTTTCTTACCGATAATCTTGCGAACCTTATCTGCATCTGCCCAAGACATACCGCCAAGATACACGCAGGCTTGCATAACCTGCTCTTGATATATAATAACACCATATGTGCGTTCTGTAAACTCATGCATTATAGGGTGGGCATATGTGACCATCTCTTCACCCTTTTTACGGCGGATATAAGATCCTCCAACCGTATTCATAGCACCTGGACGAACCAATGCGTTAGACGCTGCAAGATCTTCAAATGTGCTCACACCCATCTTCATGAGAAGGTTTGTGTATGGTGTTGCTTCTGCTTGAAACACACCCTTTGTAAATCCATTAGACAACATTTGAAATACCTTTTGATCATCAAGCTTAATCTTTTTAAGGTCAATATCTTCTTTTTTAATATGCTTGATTGTTTTTATAGCATCATCAATAACTGAAAGAGTTTTAAGTCCGAGCACATCTAGTTTAATTAAACCTAAATCCGCCGTTTGCTCCATATCATATGCAACAACTGGTATACGACCAGATACTGATTCATCTGGATCTTTTCTTGTTTCAATTGGAACATATTTGCTGATATCGTCTTTGGCAACTACAACTCCAGCTGCATGCATACCATTGCCACGAATTTTACCACGCAACATTGAAGCGTACTTGGTTACTTCTGGATATTTCTTTCTAAATTCTTCTGTAGATGAACTTGACTCATATTCTTCAAATGTTTCAACACCCTTAAGTGCTTTATCAACCTCACCCAGTGGTACTAGGAATGCTCTTGAAACGTCACGAATAACGCCCTTGTCTTTAAAATAAGTGTATGTTGAAATTGATGCAACATGCTTAAATTTCTTTTTAAGATATTCTTTTACCTCACCACGACGACGATCCATAAAATCTGTATCAATATCTGGAAAGTCATTACGCTCTGGATTAATAAATCGGAAAAACAAAAGGTCAAATTTAATTGGGTCTACATCAGTAATTCCAAGTAGGTAGCATACTAACGATCCTGCTGCTGATCCACGTCCTGGCCCAACAAGAATTTCATTCTGCTTTGCCCAATTAACCATATCACTAACAACAAGAAAATAACTAGCAAAATTCTTATCTTCAATGACTTTAAGCTCTTCAATAACTCTTTCCCTATAAACATCATTATCTATTAATTCCATTTCTACTAGTGCTTGGCTGCACATATCTTTTAATGTTTTTAATGCGTTCTTTTTTGGTACTGGAAGTAAATCAAGGTTTTCATGGAAATCATAGTCTTCAATCTTATCTGATATCTCTACTGATGACTCGTAAATATCTTTTCTTTTAATCCCCGCTTTTTCAAAATCCATCTTAATTTCAGAATAGGATTGAATATAAACGTTAATGTCAGCGAAGCTAATAGGGCGATCGGGATAAATATGATTAAAACGATCAATAATATTAGATCGTGAACGACCGCTTTCATAGTCAGCTTCTTTGTTTTTGTCGGGCTTTGTTGATAGGATGAGGAGGAGTTCTTCCAAATCCCTCTCCTCTTTCTTTGCAAAATGACAATCCCCTGTAGCAACTGGTTTTACTCCAAACTCATCTGCCAATTTAAGCAGGGCAGTGTTTAATGATTCTGGATTATGTGCTTGAACTTCAATGTAAAAGTCTTTGCCAAAACGATCTTTGAACATCTTGACATATTCTTTTGCTTTTTCATTATCTCCACGCTCAATAGCCTTGGAAATAAGCCCATTCATACAACCCGATACTACAATTATACCGTCACCAAACTCCCAAAGGGCATCCATGTCAATTCGTGGCTTATGATAGTAACCCTCAGTCCAAGCAATCTGAGAAAGTTTTTGTAAGTTCTTTAATCCTTGATCATTTTTTGCAAGAAGAATGATGTGGTTGTACAAGGAAGTATTGTCATCTCTTTTGGCTACCGCTCTTTTATCAAAACGATCTGTTGCCGAGATATAAGCTTCTAGACCGAGTATAGGCTTCATGCCTAATTCTTTGGCAGCAATTTGCATATCTCTATGAGATGACAATGTTCCATGATCTGTAATAGCAAGACTTGTCTGACCCTGTGCCTTAGCAGCATCTAATAACTCTTTTGGAGTATTAAGTCCGTCCATAAGGGAATAATGGCTGTGGACATGCAAGTGTACAAAGTCAGACATTTTTATCTTTTCTATTAGTTAACTATTACCACTCAACAGCGGACGATGTTGAAGATTCTGAATCATTAGAAGAATCAGAAGTAATTCCAAGATAGAATCCTTCTTGCTCAGCATATGCAATATCACGAACTGCTGTTTTTTCTAGATCAAATAGTTCATATTTTTCCAAATTAACTGGATCAACATCTGCTGTTGGCAGTGGAATAATAGAATAATTTGTCTCAGTAGCAGTTCCAGTACGCTTTAGCTTCCAAATAAGATTTGAAATACTACCTGTTTCTCCTGCATAATTAATAATTTCAGGTGTTGCAGACTTTGGACCTGCTCCCTGTGAAAAAATTGCAATATAAGGATCTTCATTCCCATCGTCTACTAAAACATTTGCATAGAAACGTGCACGACCCTTCCAGCCAGCTTTTGGATCACGACGATGCTGTTCACAACCAAAGCAACGACCTTGATCTTCAATTGTGCAAAGTGCTTTACGCTTATAATCCTTTGGGTTTGTATGCTCAACTGCAATAAAAGCAAGTCCAGCCTTCTCAACATAATTTTTTGAATCAGCATCAATCTCTTGCATAAAACGAATTTTTACTGATTGTCCATCTTTAACTGTTAGCCATCGTCCCTTTTGTGTATCATTTGAAAACGAAGACTTTTGTTCCATTTGTTCATTTAAAGCTTTTAAACCTGTTACTATTCCCATTGTATATCTCCTTAGTATAAGGGCTGTTTGATGCCCTGTGTATTTTTATTATATCACTTTAAAACAATTTTGTCTACTAAATATTTGCATACTCAAAATGAGGAATTGCATTCTTTATACACTGCTTTATTTCTTCATCTGTGAGATCGCCCACATCTTTAGCAGAATTAGGATAAATTTCATTTTGATTATATCTAGCCCAAAGGACATCTTTATTCCTTAATTTATTAGCTATTGTATTTCCTAATGCTCTGCCTGCTTGATCGTTATCTGTCATAATTATTATTTTTGAAGCATACTTATTTAAATGGCTTATATTTATATCAGAAATACTACCACCTAGTGTTGCTACAGCATTTGGAAATCCCGCCTGCCATAAACGAATAGCATCAAAACTTGATTCAACAACTATAATTGTTCCACCTTCACGCTTCGCACGATGAAGATTAAACATGGTTTTATTGCGTGGAAGGTTTGGGCTATTCTTAAATCTTTTTCCACCATCAATAGATCTTCCAATAACACCAACAAGTATTCCGTCTGGCGAATGAAGCGGTACTGTTACCATCTGTTGACTAATTGAGTATCCTAATCCAAAATATTCCCAAGCTTCTTGATAAATTTTTCTCATATTAAAATATGCTTGCGAAGCATTTATATCGTGCAAGACTAAATCCTCATGCAATTTATTTTGAACTGATTGCGGAAATTCTTCAAACTCTGGTTTATCTTGCAATAAGTCTTGAAGTTCTTCTTCAAGTGCTTGTGCATCAGAAAGTTTGTTTGAAGATATAAATCTTAAAGCCTCAAAACTATTTCTACCAGTTAATTCCATAACTAGGTTCAATATTGTACCCGAGGCATTGCAGTTTTGATTATAACAAACATATAATCCTTTTGAATAACTTACTGCAAAAGCTGGTGAATCTGTATTACGATGAAACGGACATAAACATAAAAAATCAGTCCCAGTTTGTGAAACTATTTCTACATTGCAAGAACGCAAAATAGAGCGGAGATCCGCTTTAGTATATGCATCTGTCATTTTTATCCTTTAGGTATTAAGCTCTGACCCGAGAATCCTTCATACTTTAATGCTTTAGACTTACCTATATAAATTCCATACATTACAAGATTGAAAGTGTAGTGATCCTTCTCTTCATTATATTTTACATTAAATTGTGGCTGCATGTCAAGGACAGGAACATAACCTTTGTCCCGCATTTGCTGAACCAAAAGTCTTTCATAATTCTCCCTTGAGCTTTGGAATTTAGAATCATCTTTTATGGTTCCACTCATCCAAAAGTCATGTATTTTTCGTGGGTACATGATCACCAATCTTTCTTGATAATTATATCAAGTTGCAGACTGATTACATAAATTAAGTTAATGGAACATCATAGACTTCTTTAACGATACCCCTATTAAGATCCCAGTCTAGATACATTCCAAACTCCGTGCCGTGACGATTTTTGCGACTTACTATCTCCATTATATTAGAATCAGGATTCTTATGAACAGCAATAGCCATATCAGCATCGTATTCAATTGCCTTTGACCAAGCTACTTGATTTAACATTGGTGGAGAATCATGGTCTGCAGATTCTTCTGCTGTGGCAGCGGTAATGTCAATGATAGGAATATTATTAGTCATTGCCAATTTCTTAAATGACTTTGAAATATTCATATTTCTTTCTGTAGGGCCTTTTGAATTTTGATTATCAGCAAATAGCTGATGGTAGTCAAGAATTACAATATCTGGTTTATACTGATCAATCTTTCCTTGAATTACATTTGGAGTAACTTCTCCCATACCTTCATTTGATACTAGGATAAATTGATTCTTATCTGTAAACTTTTTTGAACCCCAATCATCAAATTGGTCAATATTTACATCTCCTCTTGCAAAGTCAGAAGCCTTAAACAATCCCGACCCCATCATTGTATAAATACGGTCACGCATATTTTCAGGTGTCATTTCAAGGGATACAATCATTGGCTTAAAGCCCTGTTCCCAAGCCTTGCAGGCTAAATAAGAGGAGAACCAAGTCTTACCCTTACCTGGCCAACCAATCATCACTATAAGGTGTCCTGGAGCCATTCCTGTGGGATAGGAATAATCAATTGCTTTAAAACCAGTTTTAATTCCTGGGCTACCGCCCATAATATCTGAACGCTCTTTAATCGCTTGAAAATGTTTTTCAGCTTCTTTATAATCAGTTAAATCAACATCTCTAACATTTGAGGTTAGCTTACCTAGTGCGGTTAATTCGGATTGCATTTGAGATATAACTCTTGAAGATGCCTCTGTTTTTAAACTTGCCCCAGAGGTTAGTAATAGGTTTCTTAATCTTGAAGTCAAGTATTCGTTTTTTAACTGATCAAGATAGTATTCAGTTTCACCTTTTACTTTTGTGGGTTCAAAATCTTTAAACTTTTCAACAAGAACAGAAACATCGGGAACAGACTTAAACTTTAAATAATAAGATTTTAAACCTTCCCAAACATCTCTATGAGATGTAAAAACCTCATCAACATTTCCAGATAGGACTACTGAAATATCCTTATTCTGACAAATTGCTGTTATTACTGCTGATTCTGTATTCATCGTCTCTTTCTTGAACCATAGATTTTGTTTTTGATCTGATCAATTCTCTGCGAGATTTATCTTCTTCTGTTTGCTGTAAAGCTATATCTAATTTTTCAAAGTTATAAAAAAACCAATCTATTGGATGTTTAGATTTATCTAATTTAAAATAATACTCAAGTAGTATTTTTGCACGATCATATCCTACACTATCAATAACATCTTGCATAGCCCACTTTTCACGATATTTATTTACTATCGCAGGCTTTTTATAATGCTCTTTATATAAAACACAATAAAAAGATACTAAAGCATATGCAAGCTTTGCTTGATCTTTTGTCATTTCTTACCTTTATTTACCTTTAACTCTTCTTCAACTTCGTTTGATTTTTCAATCAATTTACTTTCTACAAAAGCATACACCCTATTTACAGCTTCGTCAACTGTTTCATGATCTCTTTTAAAATCTTCAACACCAATACCGATTTTAATACTTTCATAATTTCCTAGGTTGCGAGTGAACTGTAAATCAACTTTAACATTAGTCTGACTCATCTTGAACCTCTTCCTTTTCATGAATGGCAAATCCTGGCTTAAACTTTTTAACACTTCCCTCAGCAAGATGTTGATATAAAACCATAAGCCTGTCTGATATTCCTATCATAGCATCAATATCCTGTTTTTGTACAGCCAGCTCCATTGTGAATTCCAACACTTTGAGTGCTTGATTTAATACATGAGATGCTTTTTTACTCTTATTATCATTTACCACTCGGGTTGATTCCAGACTGGGATAAACTCCCCATTGTTGTTTTTAACATATAAAATGTTTTCTTTATTCATCATTGCTTCCAACTCTGCTCTTGATGGCATATCACCTGGAGTAATCCCGCCGTCAATCCTTGGTCTTCCACGATGTACTGTTTTAAAAAAATCATGCATATCTCTTATGTCATCTTGACTCCAAAAATATTTTCCTGGAGTTTTATTTCCATTAAGAGAGTAAATTCTTTGAGGAAATCTTATGTCTCCTCTATAAAGATGCCATTTAATTGTATCTTCATGCTTTCCAATTAATTGACATACCTCTTTGATGGAATAAGCGTATTGTTTATTTTTATTGACATCAGCCAAACTATAAGCAACACGCTTACCCAATTGGTAATCCCAAGCGATAATTAAATCTTCTGCTCTGGAACGACGTAATACTTTGTGAAGCTTATTGTTTAGGTAGAAATACCGTAACCGTGCTGCACTATCTCTTCTCGCCTTGCGATCCATGCACCAAACCTATTATCTCTTTTTATCATCCATCTTTTCCCACACATAACACAAAACAATTCAACTCGTAGGTTTTGGGAATAAACCCTATCAACGAATACTCGTCCTGTGCATTTTTTACAATTGAGCATTATTCAATTATCTTGTTACTTAGCTGCCTTTGCAAGTGCCTTTTCAGCATCTGACTGTGCTGCTGCGACAACATTAGTAAGTACTGCTGCTTCTGGTGCAGACAAGTGCTCTTGCTTTGTTAGCTTTGCAACCAAACCACGTGGGTTAATCTTTGCAAGAACTGGACCAATAACTCCATAGATTGCTGCAAATGCAACATGCTTTAGGTTATGGTTTGCTGATCCGCCACGCTGCCAAAGAATGACGGCTGCAGATGCAGTTGCATATACGTAGTGCTCAACCAGAGTCTTCTCTGAGTTTGTGATCTTCATTTTGTCTCCTTATAGACTAAATAATTTTCCATCAACTACACAAGTGTAGTTAGGGGAAATTTCCACAATCTGTACGTGAGGATGTTGACCATTCTCAATATGTGCGATTGCGAAACCTTTTTGCCAGTTATGATTTTGAGTGTATTTCATTCCGTCACTCTTTTCATCACACATATGCCCAATCTCGTATCCACGGATTGTTCTTCCTCCCGTTGAAACTGGCAATTCATAAGTTTGAAAATGCGAAGCAATTCTGTGTGAATGTCCTCTGATTAAAGAGATTTGTAGATCATCAATATCTTTTCTTACTGCACCTGTGTCTGCAATTGAAAGTCCATGATGCACATGAATATCCCCAAAACGGTGCTTAGGTAGTTCATTATAATAAATATAATCGTAACCAAGCGAGTCTAGGGACCATAAAGATTCTGGCGTTATATCACCTAAGTATTCTGGCATTTTTTTATCTAAATAATCAAAAATTCTAATATCATGATTTCCTAGTGCTGAAAATAACTGAGCGTTGGGAAGCATTTCTCTTGTTTTGGCATAAAAATCTCTTGCGCCTTTTGCTTCATGTCGCATCATAGGAACAATAAGATCTTTACTGTCATTTTTATGAAGCTGAAGAAATTCTGCAGAACGCCCCTCTGTATATTTACTATAACATGCCTGATCATCTGTATCTCCAAGGTAATCAACCACGTCTGGCTTCATCCACTTCATTACCTTAAACCACAATTCAATCGCTTTATCATCTTGATATGGAAATTGCTGATCAGACGATAGCATCCACTTTAAGTCGTTAGTCATATAATCCTTTTTCTAGGTTTAGTCTATTGTACTGCTATATATCATTATTTGTCAAGCAACGTGTGCTTTATTATGTTCTGCTCTTGAACATAAAAATAGATTAATTAATCTATTATCTTGCTTATCTTTATTTATATGGTGAACAGTTTCCCATTCCCCCATTATTCTACCTATTTCTTTTTCTATAATAAGTCGGTGTTCATAATACCAACCCATAAAACTTTTTGGATGTTCTGGAACTTTTACCAAAACATAGCCCTCACGACTAATTTTCCTATCTCTCTTTGTCCAAGTTTTGATAGGATCGTACATTATGCTGTTCCTATCGCAATCCAATAAATTGCTCCAACGGCAACATTGGTTGAAAATGTTACCTGTGTATCATTTTGAGAACTTATCCAGCAGTAAGCTAGTGCTGATCCGCTTGGAGAATATGGAGTTGCAACAATTGAAGTAAGCTTAGTCATACCTGATATTGGCAATTTAACAACAAAAGATTTTGAAGTAGTTCCACTTGCTGGCTTTTGAATTCCGCCTGCTGTTTTTATAACTGATACAGACCCATCTCCATTTTTAGTTGATGCCAACCCATTAACCAAATTATTAATTGTTTGTTGCTGCAAATTAACTGCATTAATTATTTGATTTATAATACTATAATCAATGACTGCGTTGTCTGTAGGTAATATTAAGCTTGTCATATATTATCTCCTTCTTCATGAATAAGAACTTCTTTTTGTCCCGCCGTAATAATATCTGTATTAAGCCATTCTAGAACATCTGGATCAATTACATGACGACGCTTTGAATCACTTACTAGGTATATTTTACCATCAGAGATGTCTTTTATCAAAGTCCCGTCCCTAAACCCTAGGGTTCCAGCAAGAGATATCTTGTTAATCTTTTCTTCTGAGGTTTTAATAACTGGCAGAGACCAAGAAAGCATTGCTCTCTCTGAAACAAACTTAAACTTTTTGTTTCCTTTAATATAAAAATAACCCTTTTCAGTATAAGCAATTAATCCACTTGGAACTGCAGGATTATATATCTTAACAGTCTTTTTTTTCTTCAAGAAGTTTTGAATATTCATCAATAACCTTTTGCATTTCTACTATTTGATCTTGCTGTTGTGTAAATTCTGCTCTTAATACTGCATTCTGTGTTTCATATGTTGAAACAATTTCACCAATTCTTTGCTGCAAAGCAGTTATAATTAATTCAGCTTTATCCATTTTAATCCTTTTTTCATTTTATTATACCACACTACCACTTACCCATTGGGCATTTAGAAGACTCAATTTTTGTTTTTAATGTCATAAAACAACCACATTTTTTACATTGCTTAGTTAAATTAATTAATTCTGGACAAGATTTGCAAACATCAAATCTTTTATTAGAAATTTCATCATTAACTATTTTTTTTTCTGAATTTAAAATATCCCAGGGTCTGGAGTCTCCTAAATTAGCTTTGTATATTTCCCAAGCTGTTAAATCATTATCCATATAAAACCTTTAACTATTAAGAAACTAAAACAAATTTTGGATCACTGGAATATGCAGCAATCAACATTTTACCCATATCCGTACTATTTGAAACTGTTTGTGTTTTTACAACAACATCATTAATTAAATAATCAAATGTTACTGAGTTAGCATCTGAACTTTTTACTATCATTTTTGGATCTTTTAAGTATATGTCAATTAAATCTTGATACTGATTTTTATCAACATAAAAAGACAAAACAAGATCTGATCCCACCATTAAATTAAAATTAACAGAATTAGATAATTGTGGTGGCAAAGCTGAAACCATGTTTCTCCTTTATTTTTATTGTATCATAAATAAAAAATTTATGCACAATTATACGTACTACTTCCATCTGAATATATACATAGTGTTGCCATACCCGAAGGACAACTTGTATCTGTATTAGTGTAACAACCTACAAGAGTTACTGTAGAACCTCCGCCCGATGAACCACCGCTTGAACCACCTGACGAACCACCGCTTGAACCACCGCTTGAACCACCGCTTGAACCACCGCTTGAACCACCTGACGAACCACCGCTTACAGCAGAATTTTGTACATTTGCAATAGCATCTGCAGAACTTACTGAACTGTAATAATTTAAAGTAACAGTTCTTCCACCCGCACTTGAATAGAGAGTGTCAGAATTAACACCAGAAGGTAGTGATGTTAATGTTTCAATAACAGTAGGATTTTCCACATAAGTTCCATTTTGAACATCGGTAATAGATTGACCATGATAATAGGTAGTGGTAGTACCACCAGTTAATGTGACAGGAGCGGAACTTGTTGTTGTGCCATATGCATTAATTGCATCTACAAAGAATATATAACTATTTCCCGCAGTACCACTTACCACTTCAGTTGTCAATGCTGTTCCAGTTAATAAGTTAGTAGTTGTATTTGCTGTGTTATCATAAAGCCTTGTATTATAAGATGTTGCACCATCTGAACTCCAAGTTGCCGTAAACGACGATGATGTTATATTTGATATGGTAAGTGTAGGTGTTCCTGGAGCTGTCCCCGCAGGCAACGTACTTACACTATTTGTGCCAGTTGCGGATCCGCTAGAATTTGTAGCAACAACTGTTGCTGTATATGAATGATTTGCTACACCATTTGTAAAGTAATAAGAAGTTGCTATTGTTGATCCAGAGCTATAAACATTGGTTGATGTTGTATTATCTCTTATTACTAACGTATATGATGTAGCATTAGTTGAGGACCAACTAACAGTAAATGCAGTTTGAGTTACACCAGAAAATGTAATAACGGGTGTATCTGGCTTTGAAGTAGAAGAATAAAATTTTCTCCATGTTGATCCATCGCTTATATATCCATCAGTTACATTTCTCCATGTAGAACCATCGCTAATTAATATTTTAGATATATTGCGCCAAATTGATCCATCACTAATGTAACCGCCCATTATAGAATCCTATGCAAATACAAGGTAAATATCTCCTGCACTGGCAACGGCATTCATGTTTCCAACCGTTTTAGTTGCATCAGAACCTGTAGTTGGAGCAACACTTGACGTAGACATCCATATATTTCTTAAATGTCCATGACTTCCACCATAAGATGGCACACCATTTATTACTGTTGCAACAGAACTTGGAGAACTTCCTATCTGTATAGATGTTGATTGAGCATTACTTCCTAATGTTATGCCACCATTTGCTGAAACAATTATGCTTGCGACATTTGTTGTATTATAAGAAAAATACATAATGTCAGATGTTCCTGCGGATGTTATAGCAAAACCTGATCCGCTGCCAGAAACGGCGTAATTTGGCGAAGTAAATGTTGATCCAGTAACAGTAGATGCACCGATACTGCCTGAAAAATATGCGTTTCCAGTTGAAGCACTTATCCCAAAGGTTTGGGTTGTTCCACTAAATCCATATAAACCATTACTGTTAAACTCAACTCTAGTTCCTGAACCCTCTGCTCCTCCTGATCCAGTTCCGTTTGTGTTAATGGTTATACCAGCAGTGCTTATTGCTACAACATTATTGTTTGTTGCTTTAAACGTAGTACTTGCTTGAATTGCACTTAATGCTGGACCATAAGCTATTGCACCCAAAGAAGCGTTAGAAATCAATGTTGACGCTAGTGTCCCACCAATTGTTGCATTTGAATCAACATTGCCTTTAAAATATGCATTACCAGAGGCATCAATTCTAAAGCTTTGAGAGGATATAGCACCTTTACTCAAATCAATTAATGTGCCAGCTTGGGAATATTTTGGCTCTGATGATGCAGTTGATGCAGAATAATTTGAGCTTTGAATTGATGGTGCAGTTATAGTGCCTGCAAAATATGCTTTTCCACTTCTTGAATCAATATAAAATTCTGGGGTTCCTGATGAATATCCTGCTAACCCATATTGATTTAATACAATTCCCGATTGACTTGATGTTAATGATACTGGTAAATTATTAGATGAACCATAAAGAGGATCAAATACTCCAGTATTTGTAATTGTTCCAGCATATATGGAACCCCCGCCCAATTTAATATCTGTTCCATAATTTGTTGTTGATAGATTTGAACCACTACCTGAAAGCGAAGGTGTTGAAATTTGAAGTCTTGGAGAATATGGAGATATATGAACTTGTCCTGAAGCATCAGTTTTTGTTGCAAAAACTTCTATAATATAATCTTGATTTGGTGTTAATCCTAAAACTTGTAGACTTTGAGTAGATGCTGTCATTTTATACCTACAACAACTCTACATAATATTCTACATCTAGCGGTACGTTTGGAGTTTTTGGAATAGGGTTTGATAATACTGATTTACTGACCAATGTTTCTTCAATTGAAATTTCATTTGCACTTGAAACTTTTATAGCATCAATAGTGGCATATGTAGAAGAATCTGTAGATATACTTATTCCCTTAATGTTACTAAAATTAATTATAGATGAATAATTTGATCCAGATGTAGTCGTATCAAATTTAGTTGATAATACTGAATATCCAGAATTTGCATTAGTTGTAAATACTACTGTTTGAGATACACCCGATATATCTGTTAATGTTACACTTATAGTCCCCGCCGTTGTATTAAATGCAAGAATCTGCAAAGAATCAAGTGGTGTGTATCCTGCAAAAGGTATATTTGTACTTGAGTTATAATATGTTGTACTTGATGATAAAGATATTGAATTAGATCCTATTCTTGGCGAACTATATCCTTGCGGTATATAAGTATTTGGTACAACAGTACCAGAAGATAGTGACCAAGATGACAGGTTTGAAAAATCAGTTAAAAATATATTATTTCTTGTAGATGTTGAAAAAGCAGAATTACTTACAGCATACAACCCAACTTCATATATATTTGCAGAGATATTTGCTGGCAATGTAGATCTTACAAGAATTAAATCTGGATTAGATCCTGATGCTGCAATAAATGTTTTTAGTGCAACTGGATATCTTCCTGTTTCAAAATTAAGTTGTATATCTGTAGATAGTGGAGCTTGACCACTTGTATTTGTTGGCATTGCTCCAATTGCCATATCTGATGCCCAATCTTGTCTTGCTGATGATAAATATTGTAAAATCATTGTACGACCATTTGCAGTAATTAAATTACTTGATCTTCCTATTTCAATTCCGTTTTGTTTGAATACATATGTACCCTTAATGGATTGTGACACTGTATGGTACCCCCAATGATGATGATGATGCATAATTAACTTGAATATTAAATGTATAAGTACCACTAAATAAATATCCACTTTGATTAGTTACTGTAAATGTATAAGTTCCATATCTATCAAGATATGAACTTGCATAAGAACTATTATTGCTTGAACCACCTGCAGATGGAACAACATACGTATGAGTATAATTTTGATTTGGAACTCCTGGAATATTATGTCCAGTCATAGTCACACTATAAGATACAGCACTGGGTATTAATGACCAACTAATTGATATCATACTTGAAAGAGAGGCTGAGGCTGCCAATGTTGTAGCATCTATATTGTTATTAACATTAGATGCAGATTGAGTTGATGATGTTGCCGATCCAGAGGATCCCGTGCCAGTAACTACTGGTGTTGAAGGTGCGGGTATTCCAGAAGTTGGGGCAGGCGTTGTTGATGGTGTTGAAACTGTAGTAGCAGTTGTAGGAACATAATTGACGTGATATGTAAATGAACCATCACCTGGGTCATCTGGTGAAGGATCAAAAGTGACAGTAATGTTTTGCAATATTCCTGTATCTGTAGATACATAAGAAATATCTTTAGTATTCCATTTTGGAACACCTGGAGCTTTTAAATCAGATTTAGCATCACTATATTGACTTATATCTTCACTATCATTGATTTGAGAAAAATAAGAAGATGAAGATGAAACATCATATTCTTGTCTCAACCATAAAGAATAATCCGCTTCACTAAGAACTACTATCTGGCCAGGATAAGAATTTATATAGTCTTTATTTGCTCTGTAATCAGACTGAGGTATATAAAGGATTGGTCTTTTTTTAGTTGCAGCTGCAAGCGAACCACTTACTGGTTTTTTTGTACTTCTTGTTTGTACGACCATTTTATACCTCCCACCAATTATATCATTTTTTAAGCAGTTGCAGTAGCCGTTACGCTACCAAGCGTAGCTGCACTTGAATTATAAGCTATTACAGTCACTGTATATCCAGCCGTTGGTATTAAACCAGAAAAAGTTATTGATTGATTTGAATAATAATTTATATTATTTCCTGGAGAAGCACTTGATGCATTTGGACCAGTTATTGAAACATCGTACCAGGCAGTTCCAGTAGGTGCATTTGCCCAAGATGCGGATATTGTTCCATATGTTGAACCAGAATTTGCAGTTACATAAAATGATGTTGGTGTACTTGAAGAAGATAATGTGCTTACATTGATTGTTGTAGTAGAACTAATTCCTGAAGAATTACCAGCATATACATCAACACGATATTGTCTTCCAGATACTAGCCCGCTTAAAATATATTCTGTTGCAACAGTTATTAGATTTAATTCTTCATTTTGCGTAACAGTATCCGTAACAACGACATTATAATAAGAAGCGTTTGTAGATGCCCAGTCTATTTGGAATGATGATGTTGTTATATTTGATGATGTTATCGTGGGTGTTGTTGCAGACGGTACAACAATTTGTGCACCCGTTGTTCCGAGAACTTGTGCAAACCCAACGACATTTGCATTTGCATCTGTTGCAATCATTGTAAATTGATATGGAGTTGAATATGCATTACTTGTCCATGTCATAGAACTTATAGATCCTACTGGGATTGCATTAACATCTGGTCCCGCCCCATTAACTCCAGCTGGTAGTGGGTTTGGCGGTACTAAAAGATTAACACTTTTTGCACTTGATCCTGTTGGCTCAGTTATTCCAATTCCCAAATATTTTGCAGCAGAAGGAACATTAGACCAACTTAGCGTTATTCCTCCACCAGCAACTGGCGTTGTTGTAACTGGGAAATATGCATTTTGCCCCGTATATCCAAAGAATGTTGCTGCTGTAACCGTAGTGGTACATGAACCCAAAGAATCAAATGAAGAATTATATGCTGTTACAGTAACATTATAAACAGTTCCACCTACACCACCAGTAAATGCTTGAGATGTATTTGTAAATTGTTTTAAATCATATCCTGGACTTAAACCTAGGTGACGGTTATTGTCTGCATATATTGAAACCTCATACCACGCCGTATATTCTGGCGGATTGTACCAAGATAGGTTAAACGAACCTTCGGTAGAACCAGATACACCCGTTACGCTAAATCCAGCAGAAGGTGCTGGCACAGCTGGTGTTGGTGGAACAGCAATTATTGGCGGAGGAGATGAAGGTGGCTTAGTAACTGGAATAGTTGATGTTAAATTAGGTGTAGCAATAGAAGATGTAGTGCCATAAAGCGGAGCAATATATTGTTGTTTTGGAGAAACAACAGAATTGTTTGCTACCTGATTTAACACGAGAACTGTAACTAAACCTGTATCAAATGTTTGAGTAATGCCCTGAACAATATATTTTTGATCAACAATATTTTTTAACGCATAATTAACAACAACAATATCTCCAATTTCAAATAGAGGATTACCGTATACTGAAAGCGTTGTAGTTCTAGAAAAACCTTCTAGGCCACGGTATATTGTTCTTAAAATAGCTACAGCAGTATTTTTATCTTGAACCCAGCTGCTTGTTATATCTACAGTTTCATTAATATTTGCTATATCAAAAACCTTTTGTTCTACAACATCATCACCTAAAGTTATAAGTGCTTTTGTGATTAAACTAAAATCTATATTTATTTTATTTAAAGTGTCTGGAGATTTTTTTAGCCAAACTTGAGAAGGTGAGCAGTTTACTATTGCAAATCTACTTCTAAAGCCTGAATGATAAATGGGAGAATAGTTTAATGAATTTTCATCAACTTTTATATATGGAAGATTTGCTATGCTTCCAGTTACTGGAACTTCAACAACATTTCCATTAATAATTTCTTGCTGTACTGGTATATCTGCAGTTGTATTTCCAGTTGATGTCGGGGCGTTTCCATTTGTAAGATAATACCAATTATAACCCAACTTTAATGGATAAGCATTAAGTGATGGGGCATGTTGATCTTGAACATCATAATAGTTTATACCAACAATAGATGGTGATGCTTGAACCATATAACTAATCTCAAATATTTTTTTATTGCTTGCAAGCTTTTCTGCAAACCATGGCAATTGATAATGATACCAAATTCCAGGATCATGCAATGCTGTTTGAGTTGCATATATTTCTGAAAATTGTATTGTTGCCGTGACATCATTATTTGTAGCTACAAATACTCCATATTTGCCAGACGTATCTAATGTTAGGTTTGGCTTAGTTGTTAATGGAACTTGTGTTTTATTTATATAAACTTCAAAAGCATTATTTAAATTTCCACTACCTTTTACAAATTTAAGATTTATAAATTTAGAATAATCTGCAAAAGGAGAATCAGATAAATATTTTGCTTGAGAATTTACTATATCTGTTACATCTACATAACCAGCTCCAGACAGGTAACTATTTGTTGCGCTTTGATCAACAAATAATAAATATTGCGGTTTTCCACTATTAATTAATTGAATAATATATGCACGAACACTGACATTTCCAAACTTATCACACATTAAAATTCCATATTGACAATTTGTTGGGTAATTAGTATTTGAATTTGGCCCAGCGAGTATCTTTGTAGAAAAAGTATTATAATCATTTATTGTATAAGGATCAAGAACATAAATCTGAGATGTATTTGAATTTTTAGGAATGTCAGAAACTGCAATAGTATTTATATCTCCAACTGTAATTATTGATGGATTTAATGCTGCTTCAGATATATCAAATCTTTGCTGAATATCGCTTAAAGTTTTCATTACAATATGAGATGATACTGCTGTATTAAATTGACCTCTATCAACCTGTGTAATTCTACCAGTAGCATGGACTTGGAATGGACTATTTTTAGCAAGCCCCGAAATTTCTGCAAAAGTTGATGAAAATTCTGCTGAGTTTGCAACAGATCTTGTCGTATTTACTGTATCTCCAATATAACCAAACTCTTTATATTTAAATGTTACAATTTCATTTTCAATAATTGCATAACCATCGTGGTCTATTCCATAAGTTCTGAAATTAGTTGTTGCATCTGAGGCAGCTGTTGCTTCACCCGCAGGAACATAGAAGAATGTATCCTCTGGATTCATAGTTCTTGCTAGGGTATTATACGTTACTGCTTCATCAACAGTTGAACTCCAAATTACATCCGTTGAATCCATAAATGTTGGTGCAAAATCAACATTTAATTTATCATTCAAAAGCCTTGCATCTGAAGAAATAGATTGTTGAATTTGAGGGGATTTGTAGGTAAATGTAGCTTGTCCAACTTTTGTTCTTGCCGTTTCCGTATATGTATCTTGAACAATATTTGGATAAACTGTAAGATTATTTATATACCCGTTTGTTGTTAAAACAGGAACTGGATTTGTTGTATCATGAAGCTGTGTACTTATTGGATTACTTGGATCAAATATAGCATCAATATTCAAGAATCTCATTACACCATGTGCATCAATATATGCTGCAATTTGATAAGCTTCAAAAATTTCTCTTAATACATCAAATACTTTTTGTTGAGTTCCGTCACAATAGAAGAATCTTATTCTGATTGGAGCTATTGTGCTATTTGCAGTACCATCAACCATTGGTAATTTAGAAGATGTAATTCTTAAAAGACTATCATAATCGTAATCTGTAAATCCAGCAAAATCAAGAATATTGCTTATAAGTCTAAATGCGTCTTCAGTTTGTGCAACATAATCTGTTGGTGCAACCAATTGAAGGTATTTGCTTATATCATATGCAGTTACAACAGTTTTTTCAATATCATTCATATCCCAAGTATCAACATAAAATACACCACCTGGAATAACACGATCTGAATTTGATGCTCCCGCCACATCATCTAAAATTCTATAGTTTACATAGCATTTAACATAGTTTCTAAACAAGCCCTTTAAAATTGATGATGTTGAATTATTTGAAAATAAACTTAAAACTTTATTGCTGACAGTAAGTGGTACGTTGGTAAGAGTAATAGTTGCCATATTTGATGATATCTGAGATATTGGCAATGGATTCTGTTTATTATCAAGTTCTGCTTGTGTTGAAACAGACATAGTGTAATAAGATACATCTACCTCTAATCTTGGTGATACTTCAATAACCTGCATTCTCTTAAAATCTTCAGTCTTATCTACAGATCCAGTTTGTGTTCCAAAGTTTTCATCAACAGAAACATAAGATGAATAGGCTGAATTTACTGTTGCTGAATTTTGTGTAACCTGTATGGAATTGATTGCAACTGTAGCATTTACAGTTCCACCCTTATTACCGCCAAATTTTATGTTTCCACTGAAATCAAATGATGGTGTTTCAGGCATTGAAGTTGTATCTACAGTTCCCGTCCAGGTACCGCCATTTAATCCTGACTTCCATGTTCCATCAGCCTGATAATAAAGTATGCATGTTCCAGAGGCATCAATATCTGCATTTGTATAAGATGCAGAATAATTATAATGCTGTGTATATCCAGTTGCTGCCAAATTTGTTGCACCATTTAATACAACAGAAAATGATGATGGCTTTGAATGTGCCAAATTAAATTTAATAACAATTTTATTTACATTAAGTGTTGTATCGTATAAAGCTGATATTGTAGGAGTTGCTGAATCTGCAACAAAATATTTATATCTTGTCCATTCAGACAATGATCCATTTTTATACACTGGGTTAAATTTATTGGTTCCCAATAATGTTGGGTGATATACAACTGGACTTACTGGCATTGTTTGATTATTCCAGTTGCTACCGAAACCTAAATCTGTATTTATTTTTCTAAAGTTTGTTGGCAATTGACATAATGAATTACCAGAAGGAACATAACTTTCACCTGGTCTAAATGCTAAAAATGGTTCGTGTGTTGGCCAAAGATTTCCATATCTATATTCAAAATCAGTTGTCTGATGTATTTCTAATTGATCAATTAATACGCCATATGTTTGAGTTCCATCAGTAGCACCATGATGTAATGATATTGTTGGATTTGAATAGCTTGTTCCTAATGGTTGCGGACTTAAATAAATTTCAAACTTTGTCCACATTACACTATCTATTGTTTGACTTGATGAATGTGCTCTATGATAATCAATATATGCTAATGCTGAAAGATTTACTTGTGCATCCCGATCAACTTTAGCCCAAAATGTTATTTTATACGTATTGGTTGAACTTGGAAGGGTAATAGTGGCAGATGAAGTTCCCGAACCATTTGTTGTATTAAAAGAATAACAGCTCCTATTTGTTTGACCCGCATCTGGCAAAAAAACACTTGTAGTTCTACCCGATTGGACAGTCGTTACATCACCGCTCCAACTTGCAGAAATTGATGTTGGGGTATACGGTCCACTGAACGTTGCATATGGTGTATAAAATAAATTATAGTTCCACTCAAAAGAAACTTGAGGGCTAATGTAATGTGAATTTCCAGATGAGAAATATTGCTGTATGGCTTGTGAACCTAACATTATATCTCCGTAAATTCTATGCTAATATTGACTAAATCAAAATCCTTGTTACGCTTTACAACCTCGTAATCAAATTGAGTTATAAATACATTGTACACCATATTTCCAGATTGATTTGCAACAAATGATGGTATGTATGTATCTCCAGACGAATATACATTTTTTACTGCAACTGTTTCTGTTGGAACAAATCCAGATGTTGTTGATATATTTTGAGTATTTACTGATGCTACAGTTAATCTTACATTTATTGGAATAAAGACATTTGCCTCATAGAATGATTTCATCCAAGCTCCTGCTTTTCCATTATCTGAAGACATTGTTGAATGACTCCATACATTTTGCCAAGATGCTGTTATTTTATGCTTTCTTGCTATAACATAACGACGTAAAGTTCCATCTGCCATACGGCTAGTTTTTTCAATAACTTCATATGCAATTTTAATTGGTTGGCGATTATCATCTGTAAGTGAATACCAAACACCATCAGATCCTTGAACTTGAATACCAGCATTTAACGTATGAGACATTAGCTACCCACCTTAGTTATTCTACCACTCATTCTTGCTTTTGCTTCAACTTTAGCCATAGCGTCATTTATTGCTTTAGTCATATCAACAGTTGAATCAACTTTTGCTACATTCACATTTACATTATATACGTGATTTGAACTAGTAGCATTTGTTCTTAAATTACTAGCACTTTCCATTGCGTTTTGTGTAAGATCTGCACCTTCTGTTAATCCAACAAGAGGAGCAAGCATTTTTGGAACTAGTCCAGCTGCTTTAGCTGGTCCAAGTAACATTGAAGTAGCACCTAAATAATCCCAGCTACTTTGTTTCTTACCCTGCATTAATCTTAATGTCGGGCTAATACCTATTGTTTCTAGTACAGTTTTACTTAACCAATCTAAACCGCTTCCAAGCTTGTTTTCTGCTCCTCCAAGTGCACCGCCAATTATTGCATCAACTAATCCGCCGTCAGCAAAACGTCTAGACTGTCTTGTCATGTGCTGACGATGATATGTTATAGAAGAATTTGTTCTCGCTACTCCTCCTTTAGCAAGACGGCGGGCATTAAGAGAATCAAACAATCCTGTTCCATAATGTGAAACAGAATCAGCCTTAATTACATACTCACCATTAGAAAGCATCGCTGGAATTGAATCAGATGTTGCAGACCCTGGACCAGAAACATTTCCTCCACCAACAAATCTTCTTGCTTGTCGGGTCATGTGTTGGCGATGATAAGTTATTGAAGAATTTGTTCTTGCTACCCCACCCTTGGCATATGCAGTCATAACATTATCTGCGTTTAAAAATGCCCATCTTCCTATTACTTTTCCAGATTTATCAGATACTCTTCCAGTTCCTGCTTCATATACATATCCTGTTGTTGGATCAGTATAATCTACAGCTGTAGCACCTCTAAGTTGTTGATTATGTTTTGCCAAAGGGTTGTAGATAATCTTTTCACCTTTTGGTGCTGCTGCAGGTAATAATGGATTTGCATGTACATCACCTTTATTTAAAGCTTTTGTATTTGCTGCAAGAGCTGATTGTGATGTAGCACCAGATTTATCACTATATGAAATCTGTCCTCCTGGAAGATTATCTATAGCTGTTTGTAAAGCCGATATTTTTCCATTTAAATTATCTATTGCTGTAGTATTAGTATTAGTTGCAGTTGTCTGAGCTGAAGTTACTGCAGCATTTGCAGCATCTAATTTTAATCTATTTGCATCTGCGGCTTGTTGTGCTGTATCAACTTTATTTTGAAGATTATAATCTCTTGTTGTTCCAAGCAACTGTTGTTGCAATAGTTGAGCTTTAAGATTATCTCCTGTGGCTTGAGCCATTAAAATTTGATTCTTAATATCTTCTTTTGTTGTGGCATAACTTGTAGCTTGATTTGTTTGTTTTTGCAAATCTTGCAAAGACTTGAGGGTTGCATCAAGAAGTTTTTGTTGTTTTGTTAATCCAGATACATTATTTGCTACAGCTGCTGTATTTGCTGCTACCGCAACATTTGTTCCATTTTGTGCAGATGCAAGTTGTTTTTGTAAATCTGCTTGTTGTTTAAGCAAAGCAGCTCTTTTTGGATCAACATTATTTGTTTCTTTTGAAAGTTGTGATGCAACTTGACCAGGCTTCAAGTTATCAAAAGTAATATTTTGACCATTTTGTAATGCTTTTACTGCTGCTGCAACATCTTGTCCAGTGAATCCAGCTCCAGAACTTTGCATCATTGTTATTAATTTAACAACATCTGAATTTCCTAAAGCTTGGAAATACTTAAGAAGACCAGCTAATTGTTGCTCTGCTGTTCCAGCTGCTTCTCCCAATCCCTTAATATATGTTGTATATTGCGAAAGACTTGTTGAATTTGCAGCAGCCATAACAAGCTGACCCAAAACACTTGAAAATTGTGATGCATTTGGTAATGCTGCAGCTATCGCTGCTTTAATAGCAGATATTTGATTTGGAATTATGGCTAATCCGCTGTTTGGATTAAATCCTCCTTGTGACAATAAAAGTTGTTGTAGTTTTTGAGCTTGATCTACACTAATCCCATTTATTGCCATTTGCATTGTTACAAAATCATGTGCAAGTTTTGTTGCAGTACCAGAATCTGATGTATCTTTTATTTGTTTTGCAACCAAACTTAACGGATTATCTTTTGGCAAGCTCTTAAGCATTGTTTCAAAATTTGATAATTCAGATGTTGTATATACTATTCCTTTTGCAAGTACTCCAACACTTTTATTTGTAGAATCTATTGATGTTGTAGTAGGATTAATTAATACTGAAGAAAATGCTCTTAATTTTGTGGTTGTATCAACTACCTGCCCACCAACTAATTGAACTGCATCTGCTGATGATGAAAAATCTGCTTTAGATTCTGCAGCATGCTGCTTTTCCATATTCATTAATGATTTAATACCACCTGTTACAAGGCCTATTGCAGCTCCCGCTGCCATTCCCCAAGGTCCAAAACCTGCGCCCATTCCTGCGCCAGACATTGCATCTGTTATTAAATTACCTCCTGGAATACTACCAAGAAGCGGGGAAGCCATTTGTGCTGCTGTTGTAATACCCATACCAACACCCATGCGGCCCATCATACCCATACCTGAGAACTTAGACATCAACCCATTAAGTTTTGATCCCGAGCCAAATGCGCTATTAAATAATCCTTGTAATTTAGATTGTGCTGAAGCAGAATTCATTCCAGCTCCAACTTGTTCTACTATCTTTTCTCCGTCACGTGCCCATGCACCACTTGTAAAATCAATTTCAGTTTGAACAGCTTGCTTAAATGCTTTTCCATCTTTTATTCCAGCTTCTGCAAATTGCGGGGATACTGAAGAAGCTTGTTGTGCAGCAGCAAGTAATTCCTGATGTATTTCTGATCCAATAGATTTGATAGGTACTAGAACTTCGCCTTTTATATTGGATATAGACTTTTTCATTTCTTCAGTAATGCCTGGAAGTTCTAATTGGAAACCTTGTCCAATTCCTTGCGCTAATGGTTTACCAACTTCTTCTTCCCACATTTTTGCAGGACTTGCTATACCTTCTTTTTGTTTAATTTCTTCTCTTGCTGACAACACTTCTCTAGTAAGCAAAGAACCCAGTTCTCCGCCTTTACTTGAATTAATAATTCCTACTGTATTTGATCTTAATTTTGCAATATTTTCTGGAGTCTGAAGCTCTGGATTTTGCAACAAATGTTTTGAATCTATAACAGCTTCATGTTGTGCCCATCCCCTTGCCGCTGCTTTGTCAATTTGAGCTTGCTTTTTATCCCAAGCTGCTGACCCTGGGGTTAAGTTTCCTAGCGTTGGCAAAGAATTAGAATAATAATCTGTATTAAGTCTTACACCCAAGGTAGATGAAGTTACAAGTGCTTGTTTTTTATTTTTTTCACTGACTAAATCATTAGATAGAGCATAATCTGTCATTGATTTAATTATTTTTGCATGTTGCTCTGTATCAGCAACAACATTCTTTTTCATCTTATCAAGCTCTGCAATAAGTTCTTCTTGTGTAATTCCAAAATCGGATGCTTTTATTGTTCCTTTTATTATTGCATCTTTATATGCAGACATTAAAGATGATTCTTTTCCTCCTCTTTCACTTAATTGAGAGGCAAAAGTATTACTTCCTTCAAATTCTGGCATAACATCATTAAGATTTGATGACTTTTTCTTATATGGAAGATTAAATGTTGGTGTAGTAACATTTATTGGAGCTACAGTATGTGCTCCAGTTAACCTTAATTGATGAGAAATTTCTTCTTCAGTATAGCCTGCATCCCTTAATGTTTTTGTTGCAGCTTGCATTTCTGAAATTTTAGATGACCAGTCTGATGATTGCAAGAAAGATCCTCTTCCTGCTGATCCTCCAAATCCACCCATTCCACTTAATCTTGCTGCATCACTTGTAACGTCAATTCTGTCAGATCCAACACCTACACCTCTTGCATGCATGGGAAGAGTTCCATCTATCATTGCATTAATAAATGGTGCATAAGTTTTTGCAGGTCCTGTTGGAATTACCGCTTCCCCGCCCGTTAATAGTGCTGGTTGAACATCACCATGAGCTGGATTTCCTGGAACATACCCTCCAGTAGCCATACCCATTGGGGCAATTCTTTCTGCCTCAGCTGCTATTATTGGAATTATTCCAGCTGCTTTAGATTCAACTGCTTGAACTATTGAACTTCCTGCACTTGCATTAAGACTATTATTAATTGCTTCAAGGTTTGCAATTAATTTTTGTAATGAAAGATTAAGTGTATCTACAGCAGTTATATCTTTTAACATTCCCGCTTCAAAAGCATCTGTTGTAGCTTGAGCAGCAACACTAGCTGGTGTTAATAAATCTTTCCATTTTTTAGTTCCATCAAATAAACCAACAAATGCTCTACCAGCTCTAATGCCCTGTCCAATTAAGTTTGCAAACAAACCAGTAAGCATTAGTATTGGTCCAGCTAATACGGTTAACAAGGCAAGTGCAGCTGCTACTGCTTTAATTGGGCCAGGTAGCTTATTAAAGAAGTCTGAAACTTTAACTGCAAATCCACCTATTGCTGTTCCAATTTTTAATATTTCTTGACCAATAGGATATAGGTCAGCTTTTAAAGTTTCTACAGTTCTTTGCCATTTAGCTGTTTGAGATTCTGTTGCTTGTTGCATTTCTTGATTTGCTAAAGTTGCTAACTGTGCATTTGTTGCTCCTGCAACTTTTAAAGCATTTTGAGTTTGTGAACCAACTCTTCCAAAATTGTCAAGCAATGCTGATACACGAGCAAATTGGAATTTACCAAATAGTTTTTCAATCAATTGTTCTTTTACAAGTGGAGACAATCTTACCAAGCTAGACTGTAAAGCTTCAATCATTTGTACTGGAGTACCAGCATTTTTAATTGTATCAAGATTAATTCCAAATGACGCAAATTCTTTTGTTGCTGCAGATGTTGGAGCAATAATAGATGCCATTGCTGATTTTAATGCGTTAGCAGCTTGAGCTGCTGGTACGCCTGCTTCTTTCATTGCAAGCAACATAACTGCGGTATCCTTATAAGTTCCGCCAAGTTGTGCCATAATTGGTCCTACACGTGGTATAGCATCCGTCATATCCATAAGGGACATAGTTGTTTGTTTCTGCATAGATGAAAGGAAGTTGACAGCATTTCCTAAATCTTGAGAACTTACTTTATAAACATTTTGAAGTGCAACAACAGTACTGGTTGCCTGTGTAGCATCAATTGCACCAAGCTTTGATAATCTTTGTGCTTGCATTGTAACATCAAGAAGTCTTTGACCCTGAATACCCATTGCGGCAAAATTAGCTGCAACCTTTACTGTTTCTGATTGGGCAATACCCATTGTGGATGCAATTTGTTTTCCAAGACTTAAAACCTGACCAGATATCTGATTTAGTTGTGCTTGTGATGGAGGTGTAAGACCTTCACCATAAAGTCTTTGAAGTCTTGTCATTTCTGTATTTACAGATTTAAATGCTGCTACGGCTTGTTGACCGAAAAGCATGGCGGGAACAGCAAGACCAACAGTTAACTGACGACCTGCCCATTGTGTATTTTTACCAAAATTAATAAGTTGTTCAGAACCATTTTTAATAGCAAGGTTATAAATATTTTGCTTTGCTGCTGCAATTTCTGTAGATTTTGAAAGTTCATCAATTTTAGTTGGGGTATATACACTATATACACCTTTATTTGTAATATCTGTTTGTACAATAGAATTATTTAATTTAACTTGTTCTACTGCTAATGCTTGAACAGCTTTTTGAGCTTCCCCCGATTTTCCAGTTATTATTTGAAAATACTGTCCGAGTCCAAGCTTTCCAGATGTCAGTGCTTTACCAAATTTTTCTGTTTCAGAAGTTAACTGAATTGTTTGTTTTGTAAATGCACCAGATGACAACAATGCTCCAGAGAATTCTGATTGAATTCCCTGAAGCTGAGATTTAATATTAGTATTTAGTCCTACGCCAGCAAAACTTTTTTGAAGTGCTTCAACTTGTGTTTGAAGGGCTTTGATCTGAGAATTGACACTTGTAAAATCACCAAGTGCAACTATCTTTAATTCAATATTTGCCATTTATCAACCCTCCTGCAGCATAAAGCCTAGCCCCTCGTTTATTCCAAATCCTTCTTCTTGAGAAACTCTGGGATTCATTAAGTTTGAAACATCCAAACTTTCTTCATCCTTCTTTTCTTCATTATCGTCAAGATCAATACCTTGCATTGCTGCTAAGAATTTTCTCTCACGATGCTCTCTATCTCTTGAAGCATTTAATGTTGCCATTAATTCATCTAAAGATAAATTACTTTCAAGCTCGTCATAGTTTTTCCAATGGCCAAGCAAGAAAACTTCGGACTCTAAGGAGGCTAGATCTAGTTCGTCCCAACTAGACTTGCTCCCAGAAGGTTTGGGTCATTAAGCTTTAACCCACCGCAAACTTCAAGAATCTTCATCATTGTTGGAGTATCAATTACCTCTTCAAACATATCTTGATCTGTGGCTAATGGTGATTTTACTGCTTCTAGGCAAACCATTGCTGCTTTAATAAATACTTCCATTGCTGCATCTTCAGACTCATTTTCTGGAAGTTCCATCTCTTTAATAACAGCCATAAACTTTTTAAGCTGTTTAATTGGTAGTGGTTTTAGTGTGACCTGTGTTCCGTCACCTAGTTCAATATCTACTACATCATATACGGTTGTTGCCAATTTGTAACTCCTTCTTTAGTTAGTTAAATTATACCAATAAAATAAGCATAAACAAACTCAAGACCCCGCCATTTCTGGCGGGGCTTGAATTCTATATTAAGTTGTATTCTAATAAATTAATATTAGATTGTTCCCCATACACGGTCAATTACGATACCGTATTCTGCACCTGCGTAAGATGGATCTGTATCATCTGGCAAGCAACGGAAGTTAACTGGGAATACAGTCGCTGCATCACGCTTTAAAGCATGCATTGATGTATCAATTTGAACAACACGACGAGCAATGTAAACACGCTCTTTCTGCTTTAGATCTGATGTATGTGGAAGACCTGTGCTTCCACCAGCTCCTGCATTTTGTGAAGGATCATACTGTGCACCGATCTGACGTGGTGCTGAACCTACGAAAACAATTGAACGCTCAACTGGAGTATCGCCAACTGCACCTGCTACGAGGTTAAGTTGTGCTGATGTTGAGTTTGTATTGTTCATTGTATAAACTGTTGAACCTGCTGAAGTTGTCACGAAGTCTGACTGACCCCATGCAATATTTAAGTTCTCAAGAGTACCTTCTGTCAACTCTGTCTTAAGCATAACCTTTAGAGATTGCTTGAAAAGACGAGCTGCGTCAAGAAGCTGGTCAACTGTTACTTCACCATATGTTGGTTCATATGAAACTTCAAGTCCAGTAGATGTGTAACCTACCTGACGAAAATCAGTTCCTGCATTAAGTTGAGCATTAGCTGAAGAGCCTGCTGCAACAATATTTGTTGAAATATAACCTGGAGTTGTTACTGGACGTGCTGCACCATTCTTATTTGAAAGGTAGACGTTTGCTGCTCCAACTATTACGTTTCTAGTACTTGTAGCCATTTTTCTTTCACCGCCTTATTTTATTTTTATTTAATTTTAAAACAATACTAAAGCCTTTTACTTCCCTCATAGAAAATCATAGCACTTATAGGAAATAATTCAAACTTTAGATATATCTTCCAGTTCCGCCTGTTTCATCTACTTCTCTTGTATAAGTATAAGAAAATGATATATCACCGCTCATAAACCCGCCCTCATCAACAAATGGTTGAACAGGATTGGCTGATTCTAGCTTAAAATACAAAAATTTAAATGGGCTGGTAGAGTTATTGATATCATAAGCTGAAAGCTCATATCTTCTAAACAGGTCTGTAAGGAAATTTGCTATCTCCAGGATCTTATCATTGCTTCTTGAAACTATCTGCATAACCATAGTTTCTTCAGATACCCACCATTGAACCCCGTAATTTTTCTGAATAATATCATATGTTATATAGGTTTTTCCTGGTAATAAATTATTAAATTCTGGAACCTGCTGTGAAGGTATAATTGGAACAAGTGGGTTGGGCATTCCATCAGCATAATAATCTTGTTGATCTAATATTCCATATTGCTGTAATTGTTGCCATATGGCACTTCTTACATCAAATGCTGCTACTTTTGAATAATCTGTTGTCATTTAATAGTTGCCCCCACATCAATTTTATTTGCAAGATTTGAAACTGCTGTTTTAACTAAAGCTACAGAATTACTAGTAGAGCTTTCTGAATTCAAAGCTCTTGCAACATCACTAGCTAAAGTTTCATAAAACCCAGAAGATTCTAAAACTAAATGTGCATTTTTAGTATACCATTCAAGCAAATATGTAGCAAAAGCATTTTTTGTTTGAATACCGCCTGGATGCAATATATTAATTTTTGTACCTGGAGCAATAAAAGCAATTCCTTCATTACCCATAAAAGCTAATACTCTTTTTGCTTCAAAAGAAACTGGTGTTCCAGATTCCATAACTTGTGCTTTATTAGCAAAAATACTTTTTCTTGTAACTGATTTTCCAGTTCTTCCTGGTTTTAAAAGTTTTGGATTAACTGGAACTGGCATTTTTGATGATAAAAATTTTACACCTACTACAAGATCTCCATATAAAATTTTTGATCTTTCAATAACAAAAAGTCTTCCATTTGATTGACCAATTTTTCCCCACTCATAAACGTGGTGCATTTTTTTAGGATTTAATCTAGCGTAGTTGTCTACATCAACCATAAATCTTTTTCCAGTAATTGAAAATATTGCTTTTGATAAGTCTGTCAATACTGAAGGCTTTGTAAGCTCTTCAACTCCGCCCATCCATTCAGATATCTCTTGCCCCATTTGAGCTGCATTAATTTCAAGCTTTATTGTCATCTTGCAACTCGGTTCTTAGAAGAACAGCCTCATAATATCCAACTTTGCCAAAAGGATCTAGAACTGCGTGAGATCCCGTAACTTCAAAAATTGTATCTGGTTGATCATATTTATCTATTTCAATAAAAACTTGTTGATTATCACTTGTTCTGATATTTTGAATACGCCAACGCTTACTTAGTAATTCAAAGCAATATATCTTTAATTGCATTTTTTCATTATAATCGTGATCTGGACCTTTATCAAATGCTTTATTATCACCACTTGTTGAAGCTCCACGCATTTTCAAAGTACTTATCTTACACTGAACAGTTCTATCGTATACCCATTGGCGGGTAATTGCACCTGTATTTGGATCTTGTGCATTTTGTTGAACATAAATATCAGCCTTCATATTGAATAATGAAGACATAAAAGATCCGTTTGTGCCCGATGTAAACATTAAATTATAACAATATTTGATTTACGGTATTGATCAAGAATATTATCAACAGTGATATTTCCTGTACCGTTAAAAGCACCTTTTGCCATTTCAAATGAAATTTCGCTCAGGTTAACTTTTGACAAATACTTGTTCCTCCAGTTATAGTCGTTTGATAAAATATCTTGAATTAATAGCATTGAAGCTAACTTAATATCTTCTGGAACATATTTATATCCTATTTGTCCTTGGAAACGATATAGGTATGTATCTCTAAATCTTCCCGCATAAAGAATTGTTGGATCCATCTCATTGTTCCAGCCCATATCCCAGCCTGGGTACCATATTCTTAGCTGATATCCTGTAGGACTAATTTCAACACTTGGCCCAAAAGTATTATAAACTGGATTTTGTGTGTAATCACTAACAAGTATCTGATTCTCCCAAATTCTATCTATAGTTGTCATTTTTTCAGTTAATTCAATTGTATTTGCACCAATTCCATAAACTTCTTGAAAACCATAATATGTATAAAATTTAACGCCTGTATAACCTTCAATAATTGTTCTTGCTACTTTTTCTGCACTGGTTACCGTTTTAGGATCCATATAATTAATTTCAGATGGAATGGAATTATATCCTAAAAAGTCCATGGTTTCTGAAACAGTAGAATATGGTGTTTCTACAGCATAATAATCAGTTTGAGTCACAGGAATAGAATTGATGGTATAAGACCATCTAACTTCTAAAACCCTATTAATATTTGTTATTGCTTGTGTTAATAAAAATGAATAGATACCTGGGGGTGTTTCATCATTTGCTGAAAGGTTCTCAAAACCAGCAATAGGAGAAGAATCATTATCGGCATCATATATAGATAATGTTGGCAAACTATCTGCTTGAGATAAAACTCCACTTATAAAAACTTGAAGTTCTATTCTTTCTTGACTATTTGTGTTGATTGTTTGCAATCACAACACCCCCTATTTATTTTTTATGAATAGTATTCTTGAGCCTCACGTGGGGTAGCCAAACGGAAACCCTGCTGAGTATCAAAAATTCTTTGTGCATCATTTTCCGACATTGCTACAAAAGGATGCTCTTGTGTAAATTCAAATCCACCTGTTTGATAAGAGTGGTTACTTCTTTCCATCTTAACTAATACCTGGTTAGATGTCTTCATAATCTTTTGTTCTCTCTTTTTCTTTTCAATTTCAGGAACTTCAATGTCCTGCTTTTCAGCATTGTCAAACTTAGCATACATTTGCCAAGTAATGCCTTCTTCTTCTAGTGCTGCAACTACCTCTTGCTTTGTCTTTAACCCTTTAGTTTCAATGGCAAAAGAATCTGCAACTTTTCTTAGTTCTGTAATTTTTAAATCTGTAAATGACATTTGACTTCCTCTCGTCATTGTTAATTATACCAGTAAATGGCTAAGGGCACTACATTTCTGTAATGCCCCGCCTTGCAACTAATTAATATTAGTATGTATTTCCGTTAATACCACCTGTTACATTCGCACCGTTAACGGCTGAACCGAATGAAGAAGTAGACATAGTAGAACCTGCAACCTTAATGTTCTTAACAATAACGTGTGCATCGTAGTTTTCCATTACGCAACCGACACGGATGAATAGTGTATATTCAATTGTGTCCTTCTTTGGCTGGAACAAACGATAGACTGTTACGTCACGCTTGATACCAATAATGAAGTTTTGAGGGAATGTCAAGTGAACATCGCCATGATAGCCTGTAGCACCTGAATAATCGCCTGAAACAGTTTCGTTCATCAACGGAACGTTGATAACTGGAATGCCGAATGCAAATGGAGTTACTGTACCTGGACCACCATCGTTAGCAGCAACATCACCACGGATGATACCTGAAGCGATATCAAATGGGTTTCCGTTACCAGCGTTGGCTGTCAAGTTAAACAAATAATCCTGAACCAAGTTAGATCCTGTGAAGAATCGGAGTTGGTTACGGCGTTGCTTATACTTACGTGGAAGTGTCTTGATAGCTTGGTTGAAAACAGTCTTATCAAGACCATATCCATTAGCATCAACAACGTGAGCGTTGTTAAGAGCCAATGTACGGAATCCTGCGAATGCTGACATCAAACCTGAACCAGTACCAGTACCGTTAATAAGGGTATCCTCAATATCGTTACCAGCCTGGGTAGCCATAAGACGTGCAATGTGATCTTCTAGATCTGGACCTTCAATATTATCTTCAAGAGATTCTGCTGAAAGCTCCCAGTCTAGACGAAGCTTGCGAGTTGTAAGAGAGACTTTATGGAACTGAGCACCCTGTGCTGTAAATGTTGAATTATCAGCATTTGTGTATGTTCCAGAAGCACCAACGTAATCACGTGGATTCTCTTCTTGTGCAACTGTCATGATACGCTGTCCAACTGCAACACGATCAATCTCGGTTGTGTTTGAACGCATACGGATTGTACGAGCAGCCTTAGCTAAGATCGTAGCATCCCACATGTAATCTAGGAAACGATTAGCCTGATCTGGGTATAGAAGACCTGTACCTGAACGGGTAACGCCGTCGCCTGAAAGATCAGAACCTGATGTTCCAAGATTTGTAGTATCAATTACTTTTTGTAGAAGTTCATTACTCATTTTTATTTCACCACCTTGTTTTTTCTGTATTTTTTATATGCTTGAAGCACTGAGGAAAGCACCTTGCCATATACTTTGTTTTGGTTTTGTTTGACCCATTGGAGCTTCTACCCCAACGGACTTCTGAACTGCAGTAGCTGATTCAAAAGACTTGAGTTGATGATCAACATACTCAATCTTTCCGAACATGTCAGTTACTGACTTATTTAGTGCCTCATACTTTGTAACGAGATCTTCGTTTGACTTCTGCACATCCTCATATGCTTTTGACAAACGAGCCATTTCAGCTCTTGTTTCGTTTACAATGTTGTACATGTCCGCTACTGTTGCTGCGTGTGTAGCATAATTAGTATTGGACTTTTCTAGTGACTCACCAAAGAAGGTCTTAAGGTCTGAGACCATCTTCTCAAAATCATTTGCGTCTTCAACTTCAGAAATTTCTGCAGCCTTTTCAACTGTAGTATCTGGAGTTTCTGAAACAGCTGAAACTTCTTCGGCTGGAGTCTCTACATTAGCTGCAACTTCTGCAACTTCTGCGATTGTATCTTCTGCCATTTTGTTACCTCCTTCGTTGAGCGAAATATCATCACTCTTTTTGATCCCGTCCGCAAACTGGATCTTTTGTTTTGTATTTTGATCAGGATAAAGATTAATTGAAGCATTGCTATCAATTACATTACCTGCCAAACCTGGAGCTGCTGTCTCCGTTGCTTCATGTGCTGATGTTGGTGCATCATCTTTTTTAAAATAAGAATCAATTATCTTTTCAATTGCTTCAAACTTTTCAACATCTGATTGTTCAACCCAACCAATATTTTCCATTTGTGCATCGCACACAACACAATCTTTTGTTGTTGTAGTTGATGTTGATGCAATTTCATCATTCTTGCACCAGAATACATTTTCAAGAACTACATCTTGAATCATTCCTTTTACAAATGTACTTCCATCTGTATTTTTTTCAATAGAGAAAAAGTTTGCAAGTTGATTTGCTGGTGAATCTACTAATGATAGTTCATGTAGATCATAGTCATGAATAACTCTGCGAGTTTCTTCGTCCCCGTCAACTTTTTCCATCTTTGCATCATTAATGTTTCCACCAATTGAAAAACCTGAATAAGTACCATCTAGGCACTTCTCCCATGCGTCTTGTGCGCCCTTTGAGATATATGCAGTTACATAAACTCCGTTATAATTCTTTTGTGTTTCTGGATCAAAAAATGTATCATGTTTAAATTTAACCATTTTGCCAACCGCTGATGGTCCATGCATCTCACGTATATTTCCTCTGAATCTTTCAAAGGCTTTCTTATTTGCATCTGCTGTTACTACATCGCCGTGGCGATCAACATTGTCTAGGGAAGCAAAGCCAGATACAAGACGCTTCTCTTTATCAACCTTTGTAATAGGGAAATGAAGCGATGTTGAATATTCGCTATTTTGCCAATAAGTTTTTTGAATGTCCATATGTAAGTAAATAATATCAAGTTTTATAAATAAGTCATAATTTAACTGATATTTTTTATAATGCCAGAATTGATCTTTATGACCTTCTTGACATCCGCCCCCTCTGGTTTATAAATATCTGATGAAATTATTTGTTCTGGAACCCCTGAATTACCGTCATTTATGTTATTGACATATGGAGTTTGTATATGAGAATCTGGCATAACATTTGGGCTATATGAAGAATTATGTGAAGCTAATCCGCCAGTTATAAAGCCCATAATTGGGTACATTAAGCCACTTATGCTTTTTTGAAATCCAGTAGCTGCCCACATTCCATACGCACCCATTAATGCTATTGCAAGCTGTTTAGCGTCTGAAAGATCAAATTTAAAGTGATGTTTTAGCTTCATAAAAGTCCCTTAAGATTGTCATAAACTATTTGAGGAACTGCTCCACCCTGTACTATAATACCGAGAGCCTTGTCAAACTTTACAAGTCCTGCTTTTGTTTGAGTATTCATGGTTCCAGTAGCATACTTTGCAAGAAGCATTCCTTTTTTAACAAGAGCTTTTTGTATTGTTAAAACAGCGTCATTAGTTTGACCTATAGCAAATGAATTTTGGGATGATGGAAATGGTGGTGCAATAAACACTGTTGGACTTGGTGACGGTGTTGTACTTGATGATCCTGAAACAGCCCCTGTATGCAACATTCCAGTAGCTCCCGCCACTGCTGCACCAGTTCCGCCAACAACTGCTGTCGCTTTCTTACCAGTTGTTATTGGTTTAGTTGGAGCAACAACAATAGGGTATTTTGGTCTTATTACTGCAATTACAAAAAGATAATTTCTATGAACTCTCCAGCATCCTTCTTGTGTTGGATCATTTGGATTACCAGTGTTAAAAGCAATTGTGGTAAATCCTCCAGGACTTGCATTCTCACATAATTCTACGTGATCTGCTACCCCGTCCCCGTTCCAGTCGTACATCACCAAATCACCTGGTTGCATTAACATTTTATTAACAACAAGACCTTGCATTTGAAACCAATGCAAGGCTGCGGGATTAAAAGAAAAACCTTTAGGGGTTTGTGCAGCAATTAAATGTGATAAACCAACTTGTGCAAAACACCAACTGATTCCCATTGCACAATATGGAGCGTTTGGAACACCATACCAAATACCATATGGACTTTCATTTGATGCACCTTCATGAAACCCTATTTGGGTTCTGGCAACGTTTATAACATCTAGTGCCGTTGCCATTTTTAATTGCCTTCTTGTGGACCTTCGCCTTTTGCGTTACGAGCGGTACCCATTTTATCTGGTGCATTTAAAGTTCTATTTTGATCACGTGTTTTATTACCACTTGCATCAGACGCTGCGTCTTGTGCTACTTTAGGGTTGATAATTAAAACAGCATCACCACCTTCCAGTGGAGCCATTCCACGACGTGCACGAACTTCATTAGGAGTAATAACTTGATCCTTAAGATAACGATCATCAATACGAGATTGTGTTTCTTCATCTGTAAGTGCAAGTTCATTAAATCTCAAAACAAATGCATCAGTAAATTCCTTGATAATAAGATTAATCTTAAACTCAAGCTCTTCTTGTCTTGGACGACATACTTGCTCTTTAAATGTTTTATCTGCATCTTTAGCATTTGCCAACGATACATTAGCTGGCATACCTAGTTTTGAAACTGGTACACGATGTGAAAGAAGAATACGATCTCTATTTTCTACAGCATAGTTTCTGAATGAAGAATCTTGAATTCCCGCTTCAATTGGCTCCATATTAAATTCAACACGACCTTGTTCACCATCTGATGGAAGTGGAATATAAAGGGTTCTATGGTTTCTACCTTTGAGTCCAGTTTGGAAGAACTCAAGCAATTTACGCTCTGAATCTGCAGTAAGCTTTGCACCCTTTACTGTAATAATGTAACGTGGAACTGCTTTATTTTCAAAGTAGTCTAAATTAAAACGTTGTGCAAATTCATCTCCAGCAACTGCGTTCTTTGCTGATAGTACGTCTGGGACGCCATAATAGGTATTTGACGGAGTAAATACCTTAAAGTGAATTACTTCATTTGGCTGTGGATCTGTTCCAATTTGATCTGGAGTTTCTGTATCCCCGAAGTTTCTAAAGAAGGTGTAACGGTTATAAACAACTTGTACAAAACCATCACGGTGACGACGAATACGCATTGTTGTGGTTGGAATATGCCCAACATAACCGATCTTGCCTGTTGATGTACGACCAACTTCCATATAAGCATTTCCAGTTGATTCTAGGTCAATGAATATTTTTTTCATTGTTTCTGTAAATGAATCATCTGAATTAAGTGACTCTAAAAATGATCTTAGGTCTTCTTTAAGCCCTTCAATTTTTGAACGCAACTTGTCAAGAGACTTTGGCTTATCCATAACGCCTTCAATTTTAGCTGTTGTTTTCCATGTGTTTTCAAACTTGTATCCAAGTCCTACTACGTTTGCAGCCTTAGCATTTACAGCAGAGTGATGATATGGAGATACATCATAAAGTTGTGCTAAATAAAGAATGTTATATGGTGGTTGAACAATTTGAAAAAGAGAATATCCTGTAAGATCAAGAGGATCAAGTTTTTTAGATTTTGCGTCTCCAACACCAGTGAATGATTTTTCAAGTCTATTTACTTGACGACGAAAATTAGGACTTAGCCCTTCTGATTTTTTAATATCTTCCCATGTAGCATTAAATGGATCACCAAAATCATTTTCTACAGTATGGACTGGGTTATCAGTTTTTACAACAATCCCGCCTTCATCTTCATCAAAACTATCATCAACTATTAAATTAGCCAAGCTTCATCTCCCTCATCTCTTTAACATAATCCATCATTGCGGGGAGATCTTTTTCATCTGGAACTAATCCCATTTCTAATCTCTGTCTTTGCTCCGCTAATTCTTCGTCTGTTACTGGTCTATGCCCAGACATAAAAAGTGGTTTTCCTTCTTCTAGTCCGTAATGAGCTGCTGCATCTTTAAGCTTTTTAATCTGCCTAATATCGCCTTTTATGGACGGAATACTTAAATAAGCACCTTCTTCATCCATAACAACTTTACCATCTGGCATTTGCCAAACATACAATCCCCAATTTACTTCTTCAACTGGTGTCATTCTCATAGGACTTACTGGTTTCATATGCTTATAATACCACGCAAATAGTAAAAACTGTACATTTGACTGCCATTTTATTGATTATTCTTATAAAATAGAACCGCTTGGCCATTATTTAACTGTGTAGATGAACCATGGTATTCCATAATTTGGCCTATAGACGATATTGAAGAACCTATTGATGTTATGCTGTTGCCAGAGACAACGAAGTTATCATTTGCTATTGATGTAACCACAGATATAAATGAAAGATATCTATTTTGAACCTGTGACTGAGTTAATGCATTTGGATATAAGGTGATATACCCATAACTTGCTTCTGATGGCACCTTAGAAATATCAGCAGAACCATTCAACAAAATATCATTTGAGCTTGATGCTGGATATACCATAATAATATGATATACCTCACCATCTATAATCGTAATTGGAGAAGAGTTCCTGTTTATTCCATTGACATATAAGGTTGAGCCAGGTATTGTATTTTGAAGCATATTATTGCTATCTATATGAAGATCTGCATATCCTGGTATTGTTTCTATAACTGCTGATCCCGTCCCTTCATATCTCATCCAAAATTCTACAGATTGATAAGAAGATTGTGTAAGCTTAGAAATAATTGCATATCCTGGATTAGATCCTGGATCTTGAGGGGCAAATTTTATACCTAAATTATTACTTCTTCCCAAAATATTATTTGTATCTTTTTTCATCATATATGTAGTGCTGGATGCTGGGTAAATTTCAAATAGGCCAGAATCCGATATTTCATTAATAGCAGAATAAACTACTATATTTAAATTATCTATTCTTGGTTGATTTTTTAATGATGTATCTGGTGAAGCAATTGTTACTCTAATAAGACAACTTGCTCCAAATAAAGATCCGTAACTAGACAAGAAATATGGGAAAGCTTTTCCATTTTTAATACTATAAAATGTTGTACCACCATCATATGAAACATCAACAGTCACATATTTACTTGACATTATTGAATCATATGCACCAGTATCCCAAGATACCTCAATTCCAGAAAAATTGGAGTACGAAACCATTGATAATGGATATATCCAAGTTCCTACGTTTGGAGCAGAATAAGTTGTTTGCGCTAATGTTAAACCAGTTTTATCTGATATAAGGTTTGAAAAAGTACCTGAATTATAAAGAGAATTACTTGTAAACTTTTTAGAAAACACAGTTTTACCTGAAGTATTATCAAATGAAAAATGAGAAACATCTGTTTGATTTGAATAATTTGTTGGATCTGAATCTTTTGCTGCCCAGAACATATGGTTTCTTATTTCATTAATTGAAAGTTTTCTATCATATATTGCTACCCCATTTATAATAAAATAAGAACTTGCAGTTGCTGGTCCTATACGAAATCTTGTTCTTTCAGAATCTGAATAAAATTTATAATTTGACGGGATTAAAACTGATTCATCCGTTATACCATTTACAGATATACTCATGGATAAGTCTTTAATTGATGCAAATACGTGTATTGGTTGATCCCATGAAAATATTTGCTTTTGAGTTGTTATTGACAACCCGCCCTGAAAATATACAGTAAAGTACAAGATATCATTATTTGCATATATTTGCATTCTTGTATTTGGCCCAGAATGTAGGTCCATAATATTAGATTGACCATTTATAGATCCTGGCATCAGGATCCAAAATTCTAACCCGAAAGTTTTATGCTCTTGCCCCTGTTGAAAAACATTGTATAAGTTTAAAGCTTCTATTCCTACATTTGTATTAATTCTGCAACCATTATATTGTGTATCATAATTTGAATGGCTTATAATTGATGTAATGTCTTGAAAATTTGGGGATCCCAAAGTATATGCACCATGATTGCCATATCCAGATGAATCTATAATATTTTTTGATCCAACTTCTTGCAAATATGTACTTTCGTTATCTAAATATTCTTGATATGTAGCATACTCAAGTAAAATTGTTGCATATGTTCTTTGTGTTGAAGCACCATCAAGCATCCATAATGATAATGGATTATCTCTTAATACTGCTTGTTTGTAAGACATTTATCTTACCCCTATATAATCGTTTTTAAGAACTTTATTGTTGCATTTGTAGTTGCAGCATCTGTTATAGTTACCTGAACTATTAAGTTCCCGCCAGATGTACTGGATGAAATATTAATTCCAGACATTAGACCATTTGTTTCTATAACTGCATACTCTGTGCTGTCTACTACTGAGCCATCTGTTTGAATTAAAAATTTAGATGTTCTTATTTTTGAACCCTGAACAATTGAAATTCTATATTCTGCCGATGTAAAGCTTGATAGCGGTACTGTATCTATTGTTGATATTGAATTTGATGATAAAGAAAATGTTCCATTTATTCCGCCAGCTGCTCCTGCTGGACCCTGTATACCTTGTGCAGCATATAAGCCATTTAAACCTTGTATTCCTTGCAATCCTTGAATACCCTGAAACCCTTGAAGACCTTGTGAACCCTGTAAACCTTGAGTGCCTTGTAGTCCTTGCAAACCCTGTAAACCTTGAATACCCTGAGCACCTGTGCCAGCTGCTATAGTAAATTGAATTGAATCTGTTCCTATTCTAATGGCTCCATCTGAATTAGAACCATTTGCATATTGAACCCAAGTTGTGTTGGCATATGTTGTTCCGCTAAGAACAAAAATATAATCTCCATTTTCAACTTGTCCTAGTATGTGATTATTGTAATCTGTAGAGCGAGTAAGTTGCCAATGAACCGAACTGGTTCCTAATGTTGTTACTGTATAAATTCCATTTTCTATTGCATTTGCACGATTTTTAACAAGTACACGATCATTTAATAACCATGTATATCCATCAGTTACAGCAACTCCAAAATTATTACTTGTAATAGTTGCACCTACGCCAGTTCCACTTTCTGCATCTGCAGTTCCTGACGAATATGTGGCATTAATAAAATCAACAGATGTTGCAGTATTTACTGCTGCGTGTGCATTTTGTTTTCCAGCCTGTCCCATTGTTCCTTGTACACCCTGTGTACCTTGCAAGCCTTGTAAGCCTTGAATTCCTTGTAATCCCTGCACACCCTGTGTACCTTGAAATCCAAGTAAGCCTTGAATTCCTTGTGCCCCTTGTACGCCTTGTAAACCCTGTAAACCTTGAATGCCTTGAATACCTAGTAAACCTTGTATGCCCTGTAAACCCTGAATACCTTGAGGTCCTCTATTTGTTGTTAAATAATTATCAATTTCAGAGGCCAAAGCATAGATATCCCTTGGAACGTCGGGAGTATCTGTATATTGCGGGTAGGAAAAACCCTTGCTGGTAAATTGGCTCATATGCTATAAGTATACCAAAATAACAAATAAAAGCATTTATTTTGCCCCTTAAAACGTGATATTTGGATCCATTTGCTTAATATTGTGCTGTACTAACATCCTATAGCTTTCTGGTATATCAATTGTAATAAGATATTTAAATATTGACATAGATTCTTCTTTCCTACCCAGCCCCCAGCCACTTACTGCTTTTTCAAACAATAAGGCAAATTCTCCAGGGTACTGAACATCGGCTGGTAATGGTTCGTTATTTTTTGAATGCAACAACCCAAGTTCTGAAAACATATAGCATTCTTGCCATTTATTTAACCATTCATAATACCTAGCCAACAAAAAATATGCCTCTGGTCTTTTGGGCAAATATTGAATTGCTTGCATTAAAGAGTTTTTTACAGTATGCTTTCTTCCATCTTGATCAGATATGCATTCTGCTATTTTTAATAGAGAGGTATAAACATAAATTGGGTTTTTATCATATCCATACTCTGCACATCTTAAATAAAAAGATGTTGCAGAAGCTGTTTGCCCCATCTCATGATATTTTAAACCAATGTTAAAATTTAAAATTGGATTAAACATATCATGGGAAGCAGATTCAATTAAATCTTCAATTAGTTCCATAAGAGAGTGCTTCCTTTATCATTTCATCAACTATCTTTTTAGGAGTTTTTAATATAAATGCTGCATTGTCTTGAAAACCAAAAGATATAAGCAGATCGTTTTTAAATTTTGCAGCACCCGCAACAAATTCAATTTTGGCATCCAGGAAAGAAAATGGCGACGGGCTAATTCCTATTAGTTTAAAATTTTTATCCCATACAACAACTCTATGTCTATATATGCCATCTTTTTGATTTAAATAATTAAAATAAGATATTGTTTCATGAACAATAGCAATATAATATTTGCCCCAATTAATTACTTGAGATCCCCCTCTTAAATCAATTGAAGATTCTAATCCTTGCTTAACAAAAATTTGTTCACATTTTGCTGGTAAATCTAAAGATGTTTTTACAAGCTCTGTTGGTGATGTCCATTTTACATAATGATATGGTTTATCTAAAACTGGCATCCAATTTTTTTCACAATACGAATCATTATTATTTGGTGCTGGTATCCTAAATCTTTTAACTTCTTTTACTGTCCAGGAATCTCTGTCTATCTCAATCTCAGAAAGTTCCATTCTTCCTTGACCATCTGGCGTTGTATCTCTTCTTACACCCGAAATATAATACTTTTCCTCCCATTTAAATAACCTAGCATCTTCTAGGCCTACAAAATCCCAAAGGGGACGGGAATCAAGCATCTCAGTATCTATCAAAGAAAAATTTATTATTTTAAAATTTTTATCAAGTCTCATCAAATAATTAGTAGTTACAAGTCTTAAATCTTTTTCTGGATGTAAATATGCCAATGGTCCCCAAACTGAAGGGAATTTTTGTGTATTTTCAGAATGATATAGTGTATAGTTAACATGTCTTAAAACAACTAATATATCTTCATTGTCATCTATAAATACGGAGGGATTCATTAATCCCGTCCCATTTGTTAAACCTTTAGATATAGTTAATGGAATCAATCTTCCGCCATCTAAAACAGATTTTTGAACTAAGTTCACGGATTTAATGTACCTACAAATTCGTATGAACCTACATGAGTTGTTTTTGCATATGGTGCAGCATAGACTTTATTTCCTAATTCCCGCCACATATAGCAAAAATTAACATCTTCGCCCATCCATTTGCCATCTTTATCTATATTGGTGTTCCAAAATTCATAGATTTTGTCTCCAGGATTTATTCCTAGTACTCCAGTGCCTGTATAGGTATATGATCTAACTGAAGGTTTTAACTTTTCAAATACAGATTTATGGATTATCATCATTCCCGTCCCAATATGGGAGACTTCAAATGATTTTGTAAAATCTTCTGGCTGTTCTTGATCTGGCAATAATGCAAGATTAAATTCCCCGCTAAATTTACATAGCATTTCGGCGGGAACTCCATGTTGAACTGCTTGAGATATAGACTCCCAATTTATTCTTTTTTTAGGAACTACTCCACCAATAATATCTTTACCTTCATTAATCATTCTTAAAACATCTTCTGGTTTAAATGATTGATCTGCATCTATAAAGAATAAGTAGTCACAACCTGAATTAAGAAACATTTGAGTAAATAAATCTCTTGCTTCAGTAATAATAGAATTATTATACATATCTCTATATTGAACTTCATAACCTTTATCTAGAAGGAACTTCATAGTATTAAATACACTTTTAGCATATGATCCATGACACATACCGCCATACATTGGCGTAGCTATAAATACTGATTTAGGTTTCTTTGCCATTATATCTTCTGCTTAAAATTAGTAGGTTGAGTCATTTGTCTAATATGATCCCAAGAGATAGGTTGTTTTTTCATATGTGTTACTAGTGTATCTGGAATGAAATACAATTCAATTCCCGCCCGAAATGCCTTAACACACCACGAAATATCTTCTCCAACAGCATCTATAAGATCTGTGCCATCTGGTTTTTCTCCAACTTTTACATATTCATGAGAAAACCAAGGTCTTTGAATTTTTTCAAATACACCCGATTTCATAGCAACAAATCCAAACCCAAGGCTTTGAACTTTTATTGGATCTTTTAATTTAACTATGTCTGTTGCAGGCATTCCACCTGGTGCTCCCCATGCATGAATTGTTGTGGTAAATCCATCTGCAAGTAGATAGCATCCAGTTGCCACATCGTATTCTGAATCATAAATTTTAAAAAATTGTTCTGAGGTCCAAGAAATATCTGAATCAATCCAAAATATTTTATTATAACTTATATCATTTCCACCTGGACTAATTTGGGCGGGATCTAAATTAAGCCCTTCAACCCCACTTGCAGTTAATTCTCTAGCATGATGTACTAAAGATGAATAGCTATTTAACCACTTATAAGTTAAACCACGCTTATTTAATTCTGTTAACGTTAATACTAGACTTTTTACATATTGTGCTTCTAGCATGGCACCTGGTGTTGCAATTAAAACATCATAATGTTTCATTTAATAATCCTTTGTTTATACAATAATACCAAATAGGGGTTGGTATGTCAACCCCTATTTTTAAGTTAATTTGTTTAATTATGTATGCATTGATTTAAAGATTGCATCAAGTGCTTCTTGTGCACTTTGACGATCTTCTGGTGTTGTAGCATCTTGAATAGCTTTTTGTGCATCTTCAATAGCTTTTAACTGTTCTGCAGTTGGTTTAGGAGCACCAGTTTCTCCTGGATGATTTGGTGCATATGGAGCAGCATCATCTGTAATTGATGCAATATAAAGATTTGCCCATGTTTCTGCTTCTGCAGCATCTGCCCATTGATCTCCACCAGGCCAATTTGGTTGATAGAGGGATGGTGCTGTAAAATCATCATAAAATATCTTTACAGCATTTGTTCCTTCTTCTATTTCATATCTTACTGACATTTTATTCTCCTTATTTGTTTATACATTATAACATATTTAATTTGCTATGGTAATTATCCAATTATACCCGTCACTTACTAATCTTGCAAATTTACCTGCTGTTGCTGCAAGTATTGCAGTTCCAGCTGTATTTGAGTTTAATGGTTTAACATTTGAAGATGCAGAATTAACAGATTGTGCAGATAAATTTTTTATTGTTATTTCTCTATTTGGATAAGATCCTGCATTTGGTAATGTTATTGTGTGAGTTGCAGATGTATTTAAAGTTATATATTTATCATATGGACCTACAGTATATGTTGGAACTGTTATGATATTAGTA